CTACGCTCTGAGCTGGGCTACTACCCCGGAACCCGGTCGGGATTCCGGAATCCTTCCGCCCGTCTCCGAGGATTCCGCCTTGCTGGCCCTGGCGTGATCGTCAGCGCTGTGCAGCGTTCTGCGGTGTTCTGCAGAAGATTCCGCCGCGCCGCCAGTCTCACCCGGCTCGGCCCACGCCGCATCCAGAACGTCCCGCGTCCGCTCCTCCGCCTCGGCGAAGAGGTGGCTGTACGTGCGCAGCGTGGTCATGACGTCCTTGTGCCCGAGGCGCTTCTGCACAACCTTCGGGTTCTCCCCGCCCGCGATGAGGACGCTGGCGTAGTGGTGGCGCAGCTCGTGCCAGTGCCGAGGGCGCACCTTCGCCTTCTTGCAGATCGACTTCAGGGCGGCGTCGATCGTCGACTCTCCGATCAGCCCGGCCGCCGGCATCGTGAAGATGAGCCCGGCCCCGGGCCCGTCGCCCGGCACGGGGTGCCGCTCGATGTACGCGGCGAGGACGTCGACCACCCGGCGGTTCAGCGGCAGGGTGCGGAGCCCGGCGCCCGTCTTCAGCTCATCGAAGTACAGCCCCTTCCCCCGCTCGTACACGAGCTGCTGGTCGACCAGCATGGTGCGCCGCAGGAAGTCGACGCGCGCGAGCCGCAGGCCGCGGATCTCCCCCGAGCGCAGCCCCGTCAGCGCGGTGACCTCCAGCATGGTGCGCCACCGGTCGATCGTGGCGGCGGCGATGAGCTGCCTCACCTCGGCGATGTCGGGCGGCTGGACCGCGGTCTCGTCCATGGCGGGCGCGGGGATCTGCTCGAACGGCGACACGGGGATAATGCGGTCGATGACGGCAAGGCGGAACACGCCGCGGACGTACCGGGCGACCCGGTTCGGGTAGGTGCCGGACAGCTTGTACTTGCTGATGAGGAGCTTCTGCCACGCCCCGGCCTCGGACGGCTTGATGGACCGGATCTCCCGCTGACCCCACTCGGGGAACAGGTACCGGCGGAGCGCCCCGAGGTACTCGACCTCGGAGCGCCCGTTGATGGACTGGGCTGGCAGCCACGTGTCCAGCGCGAACCGCTCGACGGTGACGCGCCCGGCCTTGGGGTCCAGCCAGGAGCCGCTCTGCTTCGCCGCCTCCTGCTTGTTGATCTCCCGCTCGGCCTCGACTTTCGTCGCCCAGAGGCTGGTGATCTCCTTGCCGTTCGGGTCGTCGTACCGGGCCTGCCAGCGCTTGCCCTTCCCGTGGACGGCTGCGGCGACCATGCCCTTGTGCTGCCCGCACTCGGGCTCGCCCGGGGCCGGGCGGGTCTTGTGCCAGCGGTCAGCGACGTACCCCATGGAGCGCTCCCAGTGTGCTGCCGGCGTCCACTCCGGCCCCGAGGAGGTGGAGTGCGGCTTGGGTGCGCATTCGGGGGTCGGTGCTGGCCAGCGTGTTGATGACGGCGGTAGGCCGCCCGTCGAGGCGGACGGTGAGTGCGGCCACGTTCGGGCCAAGTGCGGCGGAGATTATGTTCGGCTTCGGCTCAGGCATGTGGTTCCCCGTTCTCTTCCGGAGCGGCAGACTCCGGGTGAGAGAGGAGAATATGCCGCGTCACCACTTGGTGACTACGAGTTCCCCCGTTTTGTTGAAGGTTGCACGCCATCCGTCTCGCGGATGAGCCCTTGCTTGCGCATTTCGTCCACGGCGATCTGGGTGGCGGCGCGGATCTCAGCGGCGGTGGCGTGCTCGGTGGCGCGGACCATCGCGTTCGCCATGATCCCGGCTAGGTGCTCGGCGTCGATGTGCCCTTGGTCGGCTGGCACGTCGCGCCACCCTTCGCCTGGCGGCGCGGCCCCGTCGAGGACGGCGTCGATCGCACCTTCGGGCCAGCCGAGCGCGGCGGCGATGCGGGCGATGGTGTAGGGCATCCGCTTCTTCGGGACGGTGCCGCCTTCTGCTTCCTGGACGCTGCGGCTGGATACGCCGGCGAGTTCTCCGAGTTCGGCTTGCGTGAGGCTGCGTGCTTCGCGGGCGGTTCGGAGGGCTTGGCCGAGCCGGGCCCAGCTCTGTGGGTCGCGGTTCATGGGGGTGGCCTCTCTCCCTGTGTATGTCATATGCACGCAACGGCGCGCAACGATCGGCAACAGAGTAAGGCCACCCTGGCTGGCACGCGATGCCGACCCCAGAGATTGACCGAAAACCCATCAGGCGTCTACGGACAGTGACCCGGCTCGACGCGTCTCAACACGTCCCCTTGCATCCCTGCGCATCGTTGCGTATCGTCTCTCTCATGAAGGCCGACGGACCGAGAATCCGGAAGCAACGCGAAACGAGTGGCCAGGGGCTGCGCCGGTTCGCAAAGGCTGCCGGGATCTCTGCATCACACCTCTCCCGCATCGAACGAGGGGAGACGGACCCCCAGCCCGAGGCGCTCGCCAGAATCGCCACCCAACTGGGGTGCACCATCGGCGACCTCGAACCGAAAACGAACGGAGACGACAGTGGCAAGGACCACCGCCGCGCCGGACCTGATGACGACGAAGGAAGTCGCGGCGCTCATCCGTAAGACGCCGCACGCCGTACGCCAGATGCGGCACCGGGGCATCGGCCCGCAGGGGACGCGCTTCGGCAGGGACACCCTCTACCGCCGGGACGTGGTCCTGGCGTGGCTGGAGGCCCGGGAGCAGGCGGACCCGCTGGCGCAGCGCGCCTTGGCCGCCTGATCCACCTCATGAAAGCGGGGCCGCCGGACCCTGGCCGGTCCGCTGCGACCCCTCGGCAGTACCTCAACACACGAATCGAGGACACCGTGAAACAGAATCCTATCCCGCAGTTGGGTGCCGCGACGGCGCTGGTGCAGCTGCTGTCGGAGAACCCCAGCCTGCCGATGGCGTCGTGGTCCGTTGGGGAGTTCGCGCTCCACGGTCACCTGCACGACGGGGGGTTCGGTGCGCTGGGCCGGTACGCCGGTGTGCTGGGCGGGTCGATCCGGCCGCTCGGCAACGACTACCCGTCTGGCGGGCGGCTGGTGCGGGTGCATCGGCTGGTGGCGATGTGGCGGGACATCCCGGTGCACGTGGACGTGGTCCTGCCGGTGGCGGCGGATACGGCGGTGGCGGCATGAACGCGAAGCGTGTGAGCGCGGCGGCCGGGGTGATCCTGGCGGCGCAGAAGCAGCGGCAGACCCCGGCGGGGATCGCGGCGGCGTTGGAGGCGGCGGGGCTGCTCCAGTCGCCGGAGTCGGCGGCCGAGCTGGTGGCCCTGCGGAAGGACAGTGACGCCCTTCGGGAGCAGCGGAACTCGGTCTTCAAGACGAACGAGGAACTGCTGATCCGGGTGGAGCGCGCCGACTTGGAGCGACTCCGGGTGGAGAACGAGAACCGGGCGCTGGTCCGGGGGAACGCCCCGGACGAGGAGCCCGAGGCGTCGCGTGGCCGCTGCGGCTACGACGACTACCACGACGGGCACGAGTGGGCCGACCGGCCTCGCGTCTGGTGCCCCGGTCACAGCTACGCCGACGACACCGAGGGCGGTGCCCTGTGAGCGCGTTCCGTGAGCCGGTCCCGGGCCGGTACTACGTCGAGTCGGGCCCCGGGTGGGTCACGCTCGACGCGACCCCGCTGGTCGACAACAACACCCACGACCTGCTGGACCTCCTCGGGAGCGACGAGTTCTTCGAGCGGTTCATCGCGCTGAACTCCGCCCCGATCGACGGGGAGCAGGACGCGGACCGCCTCGACTTCGAGCAGCTGAAGGACGAGTTGGTCGAGCGCCTCGCGACCCGGGTGCGGATGACGGGGCAGCAGGCCCGCCGGATCGGGGCCCGCACGTACCGGCTGGGTGTGCAGGTGTCCGCCGAGACGGACGCCGCCGACAGCCCGGACGTCCCGGCCGTGTCCCTGGTCAAGGCCCCCCGCCAGCAGGTCAGGAGGGCGTCGTGATCCCCACCTGCCCGACCTGCCACCTGATTTTCGAAGCCTGCACCTGCACCGGAGGCACCCGATGAGCGCATTCACCGCCACCTTCTTCCTCGGGAAGAAGACCCACGTCCGGGGCAGCGCGTCCGTGCACCCGGTGCTGTACGTGGAGCCCGACGGGCAGCACCTGCCCGGCTACGTCACCTTCCAGCTCGACTCGAAGCTCACTGTCGACGAGCAGCTTGTCATCGCGGAGCGGTTCGCGGCGGGCGTCGCCGAGTGGCGGGACGGCATCGCCGAGCGCGCCGCCCGGGAGCGGACCGCCGCTGACGAACTGGCCGCCGCCCGCGCCGAGATCGCCCGCCTGAAGGGCGAGCAGGAGGAGGGCTCCGATGGGTGACACGTTCGGCGGCGAGTACCGCCGCCCCCGCAACGACGGCATCGGCCGCAACCAGCGGGAGTTGCAGGACCGCGCGTCGTACGACTGCGACCGGCCCGCCGGAGTCGGCTGCGCGATCGCCCTCCCCATCAGCGGCCTCATGTGGTGGGGCCTGGTCGAGGCCGCGCAGGCACTCGGGGTGATCGCGTGACGCACACCGCGCAGGCCGGGGCTACGCTCGCCCCGGCCGCCGGCCGCCGCGTCACCCCGACCGGCCGCCTCATCCTCCCCGCCGACGCCGACCGCGCCGCCTGGCTCACCGCCCGCCGCCAAGGTCTCGGCTCCTCCGACATGGCCGCCGTCCTCGGCATCAGCCGCTACGGCAACGCCCTCTCCGTCTACCACGACAAGACCGGCGGCCTCCCCCTCGAAGGCGACGACTCCGAACCCGCCCTGTGGGGCCGGGCCATCGAGGACACCGTCGCCCGCGAGTGGGCCCGCCGCAACCGGTCCGTGGTCCGCCGCGTCGGGCTCGTCGCGAACATCGACCGGCCGTGGCAGATGTGCACCCTCGACCGGCGCGTCCTCGAATGCCCACTCGCTGACGGCCGCGAACGGTGCGCTGTCGAGATCAAGTGCCGGGCCGCGTTCAAGGCCGGGCAGTGGCGCACCGGCTGCCCGGACGACGTCCTCGCCCAGACCCTGTGGCAGGCCGACGTCTGCGGCTACGACCACATCCACGTCGGTGTCCTGATCGGCGGCAACGACTACCGGCAGTTCGTCGTCCGGGTCGCGGACCACGAGCAGTTGGTCGCGGACCTGCGGGCCGCCGGGGCCCGGGCGTGGCAGCAGATCACCGACCGGCGGCCCCCGGTCCTCCCGCACGACGCCGACCCCGACGTCCTGCTCGACCTGTACGAGCAGCTGCACCACGACCGGGCGGGCGTCGTTGCGATCGACCGGGACGGTGACGCGCTGGACGCCCTGTCCGACTACCTCGACGCCGCGGCCGACGAGCGCGAGGCGAAGGCCCGGAAGAAGACCGCACTGGCCGGTCTCGTCGGTGCCCTCGGTACGGCGGACACCGCTGTGCAGGGCGGCCACGTCGCCTACTCCTACGACGAGACGAGCCGCGAGTACGTCGACCGCGAGCGGCTGCGCGAGGAGTTCCCCGACGCCTACGCGGCGTGCGTGGAAGACCGGCCGTCGCGCCGCATCAGCATCCCGAACTCTGTCCGGAAGGCACACCAGTGACGACTCTCGCTGAGCGGGCGGCGGCTGCGGCCGGCCGACCCGACACCACCACCGCCCCGGCGCCCGAGGAGCACACGTTCTCGGAGGCCGCCGAGCAGGCCCCGGCCGTCGACCCGATGGCCGACTACGAGCCGGGCGACGACGACCCGGAGATGGTTCCCGTCCACCTTGCCTGGCTCCGGGTCCGGAAGGACATCCGCGGCATCGCGAAGGGCGAGGAGTACAACGACGGCTACACCCGCTACAACTTCCGTGGTGTGGACGCCACCGTCATGGCGTTCGCTCCCGTCACGATGCGGCACGGCGTCAACGTCATCCCGTTCCAGGTCGACGCCACGTACCGGGACACGAAGACCGCCAAGGGCAAGGCGACCCGCGAGTGCACCGTCACGATCACGTGGCACATCATCGGTCCGCGCGGCGACGTCATCGTCGCCCAGTCGCAGGGCGAGGCGCTCGACTCCGGCGACAAGGGGACGGCTAAGGCGCAGTCCGTCGCGCTGCGGGTGCTGCTCCTCAACGGCGGTCTGGTGCCGACCGGCGACCCGGACCCCGGGCACACCGACATTGACCGCGGCGAGTCGTCTGTCCGGTCCGCCGTCTCCTACCTCGACGAGGTCTGCAACCCGTCGACCAGCGCTGGACGGCTGCGGCAGATCCACTTCGAGCTGAAGCAGAGCCAGCAGCTGGGCGCTCTCGTCACCAACGAGGTCGGTGACGAGGAAGCGATCGGCGAGATGGTCGTCCGTATCGGCAAGGAGCGGGCGGGCGGTGAGGCGTCGTGAGGCTCCGCCTTCCGCGCTTCCGCCGCCGTCCGGCGCCCGCCGCGTTCAGCCCGGTGGGGATCACGGCCGGCACCCGGTGGCTCCGCTGCGACGAGACCCGCTGCGCCCACCTCACCACCCCCCACACCCCCGACGGCACCGGCTACCGGTGCACCAACTGCGGCCACCTGAAGGGAGCCGACCAGTGAGCCTCGACTGGATGACCAGCGCCGTATGCGCCACCGCCACGGACCCCGACATGTGGTTCTCCTCCGGCGGCACCAGGACCAAAGCGGTGCAGCTCTGCCAGACCTGCCCGGTCCGCTCCCACTGCGAGGAGTACGCCCGGGCGCTGGAAGCCGGGGCCGGCGTCCACTCCCGCCACGGAGTGTGGGGCGGCACCGGTGCCCAGCGGCGGGTCAAGGACCGCCCGGAGGTGCAGCCGCGGAACGCCGACCGCACCGCCGTGATCCGTCAGCTGATCGAGCGCGGCATGCCCCCCGCGGAGATCGCCGCCCATGTGGGCGTCACCGTCCGCACCGTGTACCGCGTGAAGCGCGCCTCGCAGAAGGAGGTGGCCGCATGAGCCCGGCCCTGGTCAAGGTGGTCAAGTCCCGTACGGCGCCGGCCACCGCCGGCCGCGCGATGGACTGGCGTGACGCCGCCCTCTGCCGCAGCCCGCAGTACGACCCGGAGATGTGGTTCCCGAAGGGCACCGACGCCGTCTCCATGGCCAACGAGCGCGAGGCCAAGGCCACCTGCCGCCGCTGCCCCGTCATGGAGACCTGCCGCCGGTGGGCCCTGGAGACCGGGGAGCGGGCCGGTGTCTGGGGCGGGCTCACCGAGGACGAGCGGACCGCGCTCCGCCGGTACGGGCGCATCCCGAAGAAGCGTGTCGCCATCCAGTCGTTCGCGTCGGTCCAGGAGGCGCATGAGGCGCTCACCGAGCGGGTCGGCGAGCACGTTCTGTGGGTCGGTGCCCGGGAGGTCGTCGTCGGGTCGGTGCGGATGACGGCGAACCAGGTGGGGTGGCGGGCTGCCCGCGAGAACGAGCCGGTCGGCCGGATCACGAAGAGGTGTGCGCACGGCAAGTGCGTGGCCCACCTCGTGGATCAGGCCATGCGAGATGCACACGACACCACCACCGAACGGAGCGCCGCCTGATGGCCCACGGCATCCCCACTACCCCGCAGGACGACCCCGCCGACACGATCATGGCCGCCCTCGCTCACGGCATGACCGGCCACCCGGAGCGGGCCCTCCCGCTCCTCAACTCGATCATCGCCGGGGGTGAGCGTCCCGCCGTCAGCCTGTGCTCCGAGCTCGCCGAGGTCTCCGCGGCAGAGGCCCGAAAGACGCTGCCAAAGGGCGGCCACTTCGGTCTCCTCGTGCTCAACGCGGACACCGGAGAGCGCGGCGACATCAGCGAGGCCCCGGCCGGGATCCGGTTCGCGATGCAGTTCAGCACCGCGTGGGGCAACGGTGATCGGCAGACGGCGTACGCCCTGTTCCGCGCCCTGATCGAGTCCGGCGACGACCAGGCCGCCGAAGCGCTGGCGACCGGCATCCGGTGCCTGTTCGACATGGCGGTGGTCACCCTCCGCGAGAAGGCCGCGCCCGCTGCCTGACCCCTTCGGCCCGGGGCCGCCACGCCCCGGGCCATCACCCGCACCACCACGAACGGAAGAAGCCGCACATGCCGAGCCGGTTCGAGTACGAACGAGCAGTCCGCCACAGCGACCTCCCGTCGCTCTCCCGGCTGCTCGCGCTCACCGTCGCAACGTGGGCAGACGTGCGCACCGGAACCATCCCCGACCGGCTCCAGCCCTCCCTCACCACCCTGGAGGACGCGACCGGAATGGTCCGGGCCTCCGTACGCACCCACCTCAACAAGCTGGAGGCGGGCGGCTGGTTGAAACGGGACCGGCCGCCGGTGGCTGCGGCCCGCTCGAAGAAGGCCCGGACGAAGTACAAGCTGCTCATCCCCAAGGGCGCGGCCGTGCCCGATTCGGACGGGATTGAGCTAGGGCAGGACCTGCCCAACTCTGGGGCAGGAGCTGCCCTAGTCGTCACCGGGCTAGGGCAGGAGCTGCCCCAACCTAGGGCAGGAGCTGCCCCAGAGCTAGGGCAGGAGATGTCCACGACTAGGGCAGGAGCTGCCCTCAAGAGTTCCTTCAGTTCCAATACGACCGCTGAAGACCAGCAAGCAGGAGAGCACGACCCCTCGTACGGCATCCCTGCCGACGCCCGGCCCCTCGTCGATGCGCTCACCGCCGCCGACATCCGGGTCCGCTGGCCCTTCAAAGGCAACGAGTGGTTTCCCGTCCTCGCCCTCATCAAGAAGACCGGCGTTCCCGCCCTCGTCGAGCACGCCACGAAGGTTGCCGCCCGCACCCCCGTCGAGTCGGCCAAGTACTTCCTCAAGGGCTGGGCCGAACTCCCCCCGCTCCCCGCCCCCGGCGCCGAGCGCCCGCCGCTCCGTGCCGTGTCCGGCGGCTGGCAGCCCTACACCAACCCCGTCGACGTCTCCGCCTACTCGAACGGATTCTGACCATGCCCGAACCACTGAACGTCGGCAGCCTCGGACCGTCCGCGTTCGCCCGCCTCATGGCCGGCGTCACCGAGAAGCAGCAACAGGGCATCGGCCCCGGCCCGATCGACGACCAACCGACCCCCGACGAACCCGGCCACCCCGAGTACCACCGCCGCCGCCGCGCCGAGTGGGCCCTGAAGCGCTGGGAGACCGCCACACCGCCCCGCTACCGCCGCGCCGACGCCACCCACCCCGACGTCCAGCAATGGGCCGACGACGTCGCCACCGACCCCGACACCGCAGGCAGCCTCCTTCTCACCGGCACCACCGGCACCGGCAAGACCTACCAGGCCTACGGCGCCCTCCGCCGCATCGCCGCCGCCGGCCCCCGCGTCTACGAGATCCGCGCCACCACCGCCGCCGACATGTACGGGCTCCTCCGCCCCAAGGGCTCCGAGCGGGGCACCGAGGAGGAGCTGAAGCGCCTGGTGCGGGTGCCGCTCCTCGTCCTCGACGACCTCGGCTCCGCCAAGGCCAGCGAGTGGACCGAGGAGATCACCTACCGGCTGATCAACGAGCGGTACAACGCCTGCCGGCCGACCCTCTACACCAGCAACCTCCCCGCCCGCGCGGCCAACGGGGCGCCCGACCTCACGTCGGCGCTCGGCGAGCGCATCGTGTCCCGGCTCTCCGAGGACACCCGCGTCGTCGCCATGACCGGCACCGACCGCCGCCGCCGAGGTGCCGCGTGACCGGCCTGCACGCGGTCATCGATGCCGCCATCGACGACTACCGCACCGAAACCCCCGCCGAGCAGCAGACCCCCGCCGGACTCACCGACCGCATCACCGAATACCTCGCCAGCAGCGGATACCCCACCGCCCTCGACACCGGGAGCCCCGCGTGACCGCCGCCCTCACCCGGGCCCGCGCCCGACTCGACACCCCGCCGACCCCGGTCCTCCCCGGGCAACTCGACCTCCGGAGCAACGACGTGACCACCCTCCCGCCGCGTCGGCCGAACGGGCTCACCGTTCTCGACACCTACTGCTGCCAAGGCGGCGCGTCCATGGGCTACTACCTTGCCGGGTTCGACGTCGTCGGCGTCGACCTCAACTCCCAACCCCACTACCCGTTCGAGTTCCACCAGGGCGACGCCGTCCAGTTCATCCGCGACCACGGGGCGGACTTCGACCTGATCGCCGGATCACCCACCTGCCGCCGGTGGACGAACGCCCAACGCATCCGCGGCAACGACCACCCCGACCTCATCACCCCCACCCGGGCGGCGATGATCGCGACGGGGCGGCCGTACATCATCGAGAACGTCGAAGGCGCCGCGACGGCCCTCATCGACCCGCTGCTGCTCTGCGGGGCCATGTTCGGGCTCCGCACCTACCGGCACCGCCTCTTCGAATCCTCGCTGCCCCTCGGCACGAAGCTCCACCCGCGGCACCTTGCGCCCCTCGCCAAGATGGGCCGCCCCCCGCAGCCCGGCGAATTCATGCACGTCGTCGGGAACTTCTCCGGAGCCGAGCAGGCCCGCACCGTCATGGGCATGCCGTGGGCCACCCGCGACGGGCTCCGCGAAGCGATCCCGCCGGCGTACACCCAGTTCCTCGGCGAGCAGGCCGCCGCCCAGCTCGCCCCGCACACCACCCCGTGACCGCGCAGCACGCCCGCCGGGTCGAAGCCGGCGGGCGCCCCACCACCGTACCTGCACACCTCCTGGAGCCCCGATGACCGACACCTCACCCACCCCCGCCGACCGCCCCGCCGACCAGCTGCGCGACCTCATCGCCGAGGCCCTTCTGGGCTGGGCCGAGACCAACAGCAGCCCGCAGTACGCCGGGATGCGGCGGCCTGAGACCGTCGTGGCCAACGCCTACGGCCGCACTGACGCGGTCTTGGCCGCCCTGCCCGCGCCTGCCCTGGCGGTGGCCCGGCAGCTCCTCGGCACCACCGTGGCCGCCCCGCCCGTCGAGGAGCAGGAACCGACCCCGCTGCGGTGGGGCCTCGACGACGTCATGTACGGCGACGACGACACCACCACCATCCTGCTGTCCGGGCCCGGCCGCGAGCCGTACTGGCTGGAGCTGGACCCGGAGCGCACGGCCGCACTGCGGGACGCGCTCGACGGGCCGGCCGCCCCGCCCGCGCCTGCCGACCGGGCCGCCGTGCTCCACCAGGTGGCCGACGAGTGCGACAGGGCCGGAGGGATCTACGCCAGCCGGGGCCAGAACGAGCACGCCGGGGCCGCGTTCGCCCTCATGGAGACGTTCCGCCGCCAGGCCAACGAAGCCGAGTACGTGGCCACCCCGTGCAGCTTCGGAGCGTGCGAGCCGGGCGGGGAGCCGTGCACGACGCACGAGCGGCTGATGGCCCACGCCGAGGGCGACCACGAACTGTGCGACCACGCTGCCGCCGGGGTGCAGCCGCCCACCAGCGAGGCGTACCCCGAGGGCTGCACCTGCGGGCCGCACCAGCTCGCCCGGATCACCACCCCGCCCGCTGCCCCTGCCGCGCCCGAGGAGTCGACCACCCCGGCCGCTGCCGTCGAGGTGCGCCGCCCCTGCCCGTACTGCCCGCCGCCCGCGATGATCCCCCGCGCCCGGTACGCCGACCACATCGCCACCACCCACCCGGAGCACAACGCGCCCGAGGACCCCCAGTGACCCGGCCCACCGTCCTCCCCGCCCTCGACCCCGACTTCGCCGCCCACGCCACCGTGGCCGACGTCGACGCGCAGATCGCACGCGCCCAGCACGCCGCCACCGTCGCGGACGACCAACTGCGGGAGCTGATCCTGCTGCGCGCCCGAATCACCCGCACCCGAGCGCCCGAGGAGCCCACACGATGACCACGCCCGAGCCCACCCTGCGCCTCCTCTCCCTGGGCGCCGGCGTCCAGTCCACCGCCCTGCTGCTCCTCGCCGCCGAAGGCCGCCTGCCCGGCCTGGACGGTGCGATCTTCTCCGACACCGGATGGGAGCCCGCCGCCGTCTACCAGCACCTCGACCGCCTGGAAACGGAGGTCGCCCAGCCCGCCGGGATCCCGATCTACCGCGTCTCCGCCGGCCGCATCCAGGACGACGTCCTCAACCCCGACAAGCAGCGCTCCCTCCCCGCCCACACCCGCGACCCCGAGACCGGCGACCACGGGATGCTCAACCGCCGCTGCACTCAGACGTACAAGCTCACCCCGATCATGCGGAAAACCCGCCTTCTCCTCGGAGCATCGACCTCCGACCCCGTACCGTGCAGGTACTGCGACGGCACCGGCACCCGCATCGCCCCCTGGCGGGCCAAGCTCAACGACCACACCCCCGGCCCCTGCTCCGTCTGCGACGGCACCGGCACCCTCGCCCGCGTCGGCCAACCCCCGCGCGGCACCTGGGCCGAACAGTGGATCGGGTTCTCCACCGACGAGATCGGCCGCGTCTCCACCCGCGCCGACACCCGGTACGCCAAGTCCCGGCACCCGCTGCTGGAACTGGGCATGTCCCGCACCCAGTGCGAGGCGTACCTGAAGAGCCGCGGGTGGGGCAGCACCGCGAAGTCGGCGTGCATCGGCTGCCCGTTCCACGGCAACGCCGAATGGCGGCGGATGCGCGACACCGACCCCGAGTCCTGGGCCGAAGCTGTCCGCTTCGACAAGGCGTACCGCACCGGGCCAGGCCTGCGCCACGAACGATTCCTGCACATCAGCCGGCGGCCCCTCGACGAAGCCCCGATCGACCGCGTCCGCCCCTCCGAGTGGAAGCAGGACGACTTCTTCGACGCCGTGTACGACGCCGAGCTAGCCGAGAACGGCGACCCGGACGGCTGCTCCCCCTACGCCTGCCGCTCCGGCTCCGCCGCCGCCTGACACCCCTGCTGTGTGGCCGCCCCGCTGCGGGCGGCCACACCACACCTCGGAAGGACCCGACCGCCATGACCGCGCCCGCCGAGTTCACCGTCACCGCCAACCGAGGCCCCTGCCTCATCTACGCCTCCAGCACCGGCGACGCCATCACCCTCGCCGACCAGATGGTCGTCTCCGACCCCCGCGAGCGTGCCATCTGCCGGGCGCTCCTCGTCCACGCCCTGACCCTGCTCGACGCTGCCAAGGGGGCCCGGTGACCACCCAGCCCGAGGCCGACCTCCGCGCCCAGGTGAAAACCGCCCTCACCACCGCGCACATCAGCCAAGCCGAAGCCGCCCGCCGACTCGGCCTCAGCACCAAGCACATGAGCCAGATGCTCACCGGCCGCGCCACCCTCACCCTCGACTGGGCCGACCGCATCCTCACCCTCTGCGGCATGACGCTCGCCGTGGTTGCTGTCCCCGCCACGAACCACGCTCGCCCCGCGCAGCCGCGCATCCCGCTCGACGACCTCACCAGCGACGCCCTCGACCAGCTATACGACCGCCTCGCCCTCCTCGAAGCCGGACGCGACGAACGAGTCGCGCTGCTGGAGGAAGCCCGCGACGCCCTGGAGGCCGCCGGGATCAACGAAGCCCACGGCGGGGAGTCCTGGCCCCGGCTCGTACCCGCCATCGAGGAGCTGGCCGCCGAACGGGACGCCGCCCGGGCCCGCCTCGACTACCACGAGCAATCCCTCCTCCCCGACCTCCGACGCCGCGCCGAGTCCGACCGGCAGGCCATCGGACGGTGGAGAGCCCGAGCCGAAACCGCCGAGGCCCGCGTGACCGAGCTGGAGACCGACAACGCCCGCCTGACCGCGGGGCAGTGCCTCGACTCCCGGGCCATGTGCGAGCAACACCACCTGCCCCCGGTGGCCGGTTGCCCGTACCCCCGCTGCCGGGCCGCACGCGCCACCACCGGACGCGCAGCCACCGCCTGACCCCGCCAACCACCCGACCGCCGAGGAGCACCGACCATGATCATCCCGCCCCAGTTCCTCGACGGAACCACCCCGAGCTGCACCCCCGCCACCGCCCGCCTGTTCGACAGCACCGACCCGAAGGACGAGCGGGAGGCCGCCGCGATCTGTGCCGGCTGCCCGCTCCGGGCCGGGTGCGCCACCCACGCCCTGACCGTTCCGGAGGAGCGGGGGACGTGGGGTGGGCTGACCGCGCACCAGCGGCGCCGGGTGCTGAACCCGGATGACGGGACGTGGCTCGACTCGCAGGGGCGTGTGCGGCTGCCCTGCGGCACGTTCAACGCGCTCATGGCGCACTGCCGGTACGCGGAGACCTGCGACCGCTGTGAGGCCGCCCAGGCGGCGCGTACGGCCTCCGGGCGGCGGGCCCGGCTGGCCGAGGAACACGCTCGCGGCGGCACCCCCACCGGCGCCCAGTTGCACCGGCGGCTCGGGGAGCGGCCGTGCCTGCCGTGCCGGGCAGCACACGCCCGGTACAGGGCGGTCCGGGCCGCCGCCCGCCGCATGAACCAGCAGCCCCCGCAGCAGCGCGGGTTGGCGATGGCGTCATGACCGCCACACCGAAGGGAACCCACATGCCCACCGACCCCAACCACCGTGCCCTGCTCCGTGCCATCGAGAAGCTGACGACGCAGGTCAGACGCATCGCCGACACCCTCGCCGACGGGACCGCACAGGAGACGTTCGCCCTCGTGCCGCCCGTCGTCACCGACGACGACGGGGCACAGACGACGGGCGACGACGCGACCCGGCCGCAACTGATGGGCGACGGCGTCCCGCTGCCCTGGCCTGCCCCGCCCTACAAGATGTGCTCCGCCTCCACCCAGGGCGCGTTCGGCCGGCTGCTGGGCCCGTGCGTCCTGCGGTACCAGCACGACGGGCCCGTCCACCAGGACGCCAGCGGCACTATGTGGGCAACGAAGGGCTGACCCATGGCCAACGTCCTGCTCCTCGTGGCCTCTGCGGTCATGCTCGGCGTCGCCGGGTGGGCCACCTGGGACAGCCACCGCCACATGCTCCGCGCCGAAGCCGCCGCCCGCCAGGCGCGCGAACACGCCCGCCAGGCACAGGAACACGCCCACGTGGCCCATGCTCACGCTGTCCGGGCCCGCGAGGCTGCGGACCGAGCGCAGGCGGCACGGCATGCCTCGCGCCAGCACGGGAACTAACCCGCGCCGCCCATCGTCCACACCATCACACCAACCGCCACAAGGAGCACCATGAGCAGCCTCAACGAGCACGTCGAGAACAACGCCGATCCGGAGAAGCGCGCCCGCGACGCTCTCCTCGCAGCCATCGCCGCTGACGTCGAGGAGGTCGCCAAGAAGACACAGGTCGACCACCGCACTCCCCGCCTCAAGTCCCTCGCGGAGGCGTACGCCCTCGTCGTACACGGCAACAGCTGATTGACGCAGCACAGACGCCCGTCACCCCGGCCGTGAGCCAGGGGCGACGGGCGTCGTCATGCCGTCGTCAGGACGCGTACCGAGTCACCTTCGTCACCCGGCACTCCACCTTCCCCTCCACCTGGTCAAGGGACTGCGCCTCCGCCTCAACCTCCTGCCCCGCCGCCACGTTGTTCGACGCCGCGAACGCCTCACCCAACCGCTTCCCCGACGCGTTCACGAACTCCACGGACACGATGTAGTTCGACTTCTTGCTGGACCGGTTCGTAATCAGCACGTCCGCCTTCGGCCAGCCCGTCGTACCGTTCACCTCGCACCCGGTGATCTTCACGTCGCCCTCCGGGCCGGACGGCTCCTTCGCCGGGGCGTCCTCCTCCGGCTCCTTCTCCGGCGCGGCGGCCGGCTCCGACACCGTCGTCGCAGGCTTCGACGACGCCTCACCCCCGTCGTCACCGCCCATCGCCACCGCGCCGACGACGCCGATCACCACCAGCAACCCGACGATACCCAGGCACCCCAGGCCCACGATCTTCCCGGCGGACGACTTCTTCGGCGCCGGCGGCTGCCCGCCCCACTGCGGAGGCTGCTGCCCCCACCCCTGCGGCTGCTGGCCCTGCGGATACTGCTGCGACATGGCGTCCCCCTGGGATCTCCGTCTACGTCCGCGCACCGTACGAGACCAGCGGACCCGCCGTCTCCGGAAGTGGCCAACCCGTGACAGACGAGTGACGACGACGTGTCGCTGACGGGCCGTCTGGACGACGACGACACCCGTCGACTAGGCTGCTGCTCGCACCGACACCGATAGCAGCGGTCCGGTCCAACAACCAAAAAAAGCGGGCCCAGACGACACGGATAGCAGCCGTGGTCTGGACCCTAACCACAGGAGTTGCACCCTCCCATGGCTGACCAGCACCTTAGCGTGCCGTCCCCCCGCGACGGCACCCGTCCCCCCTGGTACGCGCGCACCGCGACCACCGTCGGACGCCCCGCCGTCCTCGCGGCCACCCTGATCATGTCGATGCCCGGCGAATACAAGGTCGCCAAGCTCGCTGGCTGGTCCGACCCCTGGGCCTACGGCATGCCGTTCGCCCTCTCCGCCTACGCAGGGATCGCCGCAGTCGTCGCCGCGACCCGCCCCAAGGGCGCCCGCGGCAGGTTCTCCGCCCAGCTCGGCGCCGGGTTCGCGATCATCCTCGCCCTCGCCGCGCAGGTCGTCGCGCACCTCGTGCAGACCGAGCACATGAACGGCAACCAGGCGTGGCTCATCGCCGTTACCTCGATGGTGCCCCCGGCCGTCCTCGCGCACCTGCTGCACCTCGCCGCCACCCCGACGCCCGTCGCGACCCCGTCGACCAGCGTCGACACCCCCGTCGTCGAGCGGGCCGACACCCCCGTCGACCCGGCCCCGGCGGTTGCCCCGCCCATGCCGCAGCAGGCCCCCGCCATCGCGCCCACCCCCGCCCCGGCCCCCGCGCCGATCGTCTACCGCGACCCCCGGTGCATCGTCGTCCGCCCTCTCTACGCCGACGGCACCCGCCCCGGCACCGGCGCCATGCGCGACGCCCTCATCGCCGCCGGCCACGGACGCGTCGGCGACTCCACGATCCGCGGCACCATCCGCGCGGAGATCGAGGAGCACGAGCCGCACCTGGCCCTGCTGCCGCCCGCACTCCACGGTCGCGCCGCATAGCCCAGTGGCCTTCTTCGGCCCGTTCTGCGCGCTCGCAGCTGTCCTCGCGCTGCTCGGTCTCGCCTTCGTGGCTACCGACGACGTCCCGCCCGTCACCGGGACCGTCGCCCTCGTACTCACCCTCGCCGCCCTCGCCGCGGCCCTCCTCCACTGAGGACACCCCATGCAGATGGTCACCTTCGGCGGCGTCACCCTCGGACTGCTGCTCCTCATCTACGCCCTCATCCAGTGGTGGCCCGGCATGAAGCCGCTCCGCAAGGACCCCGCTGGGGCCGCCGCCGCCCTCCTCCCGTTCCTGTTCGCATGGGCCTACGGCGTTCTCGCGATCCTCACCGTCGGCGGCCTCATCGGCTGGATTGCCGACACCACCCTGTGGATCTCCAACTGGTTGGGGGACGCGGCGCTCGTCTGGGGCGTCGGCGGTGAGTCCGGCCAGCGCGGGCCGACCGTCGCCTACCTCCCCCTTACCCAGACCGGCGGAGCCATCGTCCTCCTCCTCACCGCAGTCCTCGTCGCCATCGGGAAGCGAAAGAAGACCCCGGCCGACGTGAAGTCCAGCCTCAAGATGGGCGCCTGGTGCGGCATCTGCCTCGGCACCTCGGCCGGGGTGGCGGGCTTCGCGGCCGTGCCTCTCGCGCAGGCCGCGAACTGGGCGGGTGGCGCGCTGTACGGGCTCGCCGGATGAGCCGCCGGAAGAAGCCCCCTGAGCCTGTCGAGGAGGCCCCGGAGGAGACCGCCCCGAGCCCGTCCCGGGCGGCCGGTGGATGCGTCCTCGCCGCCCTCGCACTCGGCGTCACCGCCGCCCTGTTCGCCGCCCTCGGCACCACCGCCGTCCTCGCCCTGTGGGCAGTCGGCGCGGTCGCCCTACGACGGGCCGCAAGATCCGTGCCCCGTGCAGCTAACCCCGCTCCCCCACCGGTCCCAGAAGGGGCTGGAAACACAAACACGCAGTTCACAGTGGTGGAGGACCGACCCGGCCACTGCACCGTCGTCTGGCAGAAGGAGGGGTCCTGATGGCCCTGGAGAAGCAGATCAGTCTCGGCGGCCTCGCCCGCCGGAACGAGCAGTCTCAGCAGAAGCGGGCCGCCGAGAAGGCCAGCACCAGCACGCCGAAGAAGGGATGATGAACGGCATGGACGACAACCGCGCCGAGGCCGAGCGCCTGGCGAACATCCGCGCCGGGTGGCACCGCTACAAGGCAGCCGAGGCTGACGCGCAGGCCGCCGTCATCCGGCTCACCGACTCGATGCGCCAGCTTGCAACTGCGCTCCAGGAAGGAGCGGATCGCGACCTTGCCGAGCACCCCGACATGGCCGAGCTGAACGTCATGCTCGACGGGTTCTACAGTCCGCCGCCCGCTGTCACACCCCCGCAGTAGCCTGACCCGCATCACACCCGCTGGATCGCGAGCTGGCTGCCGCGCTACGGGACCGAGGCCCCACCCCGAAGGGACAAGCCCATGAACTTGCTTCGCCCGCGAGGCGACACGTTCCTGACCGTTGCGTACTCCTTCATCGCCGTTGCGGGCGCCATCGGCCTCATCGCCCTGGCTGCCTACCTGGCGCGCTGACGCCCACCTGACCGAGGCCCCACCGTCACCCCCGTCGGTGGGGCCTCACCCATGCCCCGCCTCATACACACCTCAAGATCCTGCTACGCCCGAAATCCGTACCCTCCCGGGCAGGAGGAGGTACGGACATGGACGACCCACAGGCACGCCCGCATGGCGGAGACGGCCAGTTCGTGCGCTCCCTCACGACCGCGCAGCGCGACGCCGAGGCCGCCCGTCTCCGTACCCAGGGCTGGACCTACCAGCGCATCGCCGACCACCTCAAGTTCAAGCAGCGCGCCGACGCGTACAACGCCGTGAAGCGCGTCCTCGACGCCACCGTCCGCGAAGCCGGGGAAGACATCCGGGCCCTGGAGCTGGAGCGCCTGGACCGGCTGGAGGCCGCCGCCAACGAGGTGCTGGAGAGACAGCACGTCACCGTGTCCAACGGCCGCGTCGTCTCCCTGAACGACGCACCGCTTCCCGACGACGGGCCGGTCCTCGCCGCGATCGACCGCCTCCTGAAAATCCAGGAGCGTCGCGCCCGGCTCCTCGGCCTGGACGCCCCGGCCAAGGCAGCCATCACCATCAGCCCCGAGCGGGCCGCCGCCCTGGAGCAGCTCGTCGCGGAGCTGGGCGAGTGACCGCGACAACGCTCCGCGAACGCCTCGCTGGGCTCACCGACGCCGAGGCCGACCTGCTGGAGGAGAAGCTCCGGGCCAAGCTCTGGGCGAAGCGGTGGAACGCCTGGACTCCGTACCCCTGGCAGGTCCCCCCGGACGCCATCGAGACGCACGGCATGTGGCTCCAGCTCGGCGGGCGCGGCACCGGGAAGACGGACGGGTGCGCCCGCTACATGGTGAGCCATGTCAACGGGCCCCCGTGCGACGACCGTGTCCCCGGCGGGCACCGCATGGCGATCATCGCCCCCACCCAGGGCGACGCCGTCGAGTCCGCCGTCAACGGGCCCAGCGGGTTGAAGGCCCACGACCCGCGCGTCGTCCTTCGCACCACCACCGGCGGCACCCACGTCCGGTGGCCCAGCGGCGCTGAGGCCAAGCTCTTCGGAGCCCACAGCCCGGACGACGTCGAACGCCTCCGCTCCGGCGGCAACCGCTGCTTGGTGTGGCTGGAGGAGGCCGCCGCCATGCGCCGCCTCGGCCCCGCCCTCACCCACTCCGCCATGGGCCTCCGCGTCGGCCCGAACCCCCACTACATCGCCAGCACGACACCGAAGCCGCGGAAGGAGATCCGCGGCCTTCTCGCCCGCGCCGACGTCATCACCACCAAGGGCCGCACGAGGGACGCCATCCACCTCCCTGAGATGATGCGGACCAAGCTCGTCGCCCAGTACGCCGGCACGCGCCTGGAACGGCAGGAGCTGGACGGGGAGCTGATCGACGACATCGAGGGCGCCCTGTGGTCGTGGGGTCTTCTCGACACCACCCGCGTCGGGGCGGCACCCCCGCTGGCCCGCGTCGTCGTCGCCGTCGACCCGTCTGTGTCCAGTGGCGACGAGTCCGACGAGATGGGCGTCATCGTCGCTGGCCTCGGCGAGCAGTACATCCCCGACCGGAACGGCACGTCGCGTCAGCACGGGTACGTGCTCGATGACCTGTCCGCCCGCATGGCCCCGGTGGAGGCCGCCCGCACCGCGATCCGGGCGTACCACGAGCGGCAGGCCGACGCGATCGTCGCTGAGGTCAACAACGGCGGCGACTGGATCGGCACCGTCATCCGGCAGATCGACCCCACCGTCAACTATCGCACCGTGCACGCCAGCCGCGGCAAGCTCACCCGGGCCGAGCCGGTCGCCTCCCTCTTCGAGCAGGGCGCCGCGCACATCGTCGCGAGCCTCCCCACCCTCGAAGACCAGCTCACCACCTGGGTCGCCGGGGAATCCGACAGCCCCGACCGGCTCGACGCCATGGTGTGGGCCCTCACCCTTTTGCAACTCGCCCCCGCCGGCAACTCGGCCGCGGTCGTCTAGGAGGACCCTGTGGGATACAAGACGGGAGCGATGCGCCGGGCCGCCGAGCGCCGTGCCGCGTACGGCCTGGACGGCCTCCGTGACCGGCACCCGATCACCGTGGCGTCAATCGGCGGACAGCAATCCCTGACGCTCGCCGTGGACGCCGAGGCTCGCGGCTACTCCAACAGCGCGGTGGCGTACCGGTGCGTGGCGGCCATCGCCGACAACGGGTCGTCGGTGCCGCTCGTCGTGCGCCGGCCGGACGGGTCGGAGATCGAAGGCCACCCGGTTGCGCACCTCTTCAACAAGCGGCCCAACCCGCTTATGTCCGCGCGGGTGTTCAAGTCTCTGCTGCTCCAGCAGGGCGAGCTGGCCGGGCAGGCGTTCGTGTGGCTCGACCGCGGCGAGACCGGGCTGGGGCCGGTCACCGAGATGCACATCGTGTTCGACCAAGTGGACGTTGTTGTCGACAAGCCCCTCGCGCAGCGGCCCACGACGGCCGACGTCATCGGGTTCGTGATCCGGCGGGCGGACGGCGTGCAGGTTCCTGTGCTGCCCGAGGAGATGCTCTGGCTCCGCTACCCCCACCCGTTCGACCCCCTGGGTTGCCTGCCTCCCTGGAAGGCCGCGAGGCACGCCGTCGACATGGACGCGTACGCCCGCGAGTGGCAGCGCAACTCGTACAAGAACGGCGGCACCCCGGCCGGGGTCGTGTACGTCGGCGAGATGGGCGACACGGAGTGGTCCAGCACGAAGGCCGCGTGGCGATCGTCGATGCAGGGGCCGCAGAACGCCGGGAAGAATCTCCTGGTGAGGGGCGCGCCGGGTTCGCAGGGGTCCGGCGGCATCGGGTACCAGCGGATCACGCTGACCGCCGAGGAGATGGACTACCTCGAATCGCGGATGGCGAACGGCGCCGAGGTCATGATGGCCTTCGGTGTTCCACACGACTACCTGGCCGCAGGGACAACGTTCGAGAACCGGGCGGCGGCGAAGGCGACCCTGTGGTCGGACACGATCAAGGCGAAGCTGGAGATCATCGGGTCCGAGACCGACCGGACTCTTCTGCCCTCCGACAGCGAAGAGGCCGAGTTCGACCTGAGCGGCGTCGAGGCGCTTCAGGAGGCGCAGGACTCCAAGGCGAACCGGATCCGCGCCCTGACGTACGCGGACATCCCCCTCATCGACGAGGCACGCGCAGAGGTCGGTCTGGACCCGCTGCCGAACGGGATGGGCCAGCACACCCTCACCGCGTACCGGGCGCAGTTCGCCCCGGTGCAGGGCGCGCCGGGCGGTGACGAGGCCCGGTCGTGGGACGCGGACTTCTCCCGTCTGCTGCCGTTGTCGCCGGACGTCGGCCCCGTCGTCGAGCGGGCGGTGGAGGCGGCGTTGGCCCGGCTGCTGGGTGCGGTCCCGCCGCAGGTCGACGGGCCGTCGGTGCCGCGTCGTCGGGAGCTGACGCGTGTGGGCGACGACGCCCCGTCGCCTCCGTCGCTGGCGGAGATCAACGCCGCGTACGACGAGTTGGAGGCGGCCGGGGTCCGGGCGGTACGGGCGCTCGCGCGGGAGCAGCAGGCGCGGGTGCTGCGGGACTTCGACCGGCTGATGAAGAAGCCCCAGCGGTCCGGCGAGTGGCTGACGGAGGTGCGTGCCGAGGCGTGCGCCCTGGCCCGCGAGCAGCAGCTCACCCTCGCTCCGCCGGACCTGGACGTGGTGCCGGCCGCGCGGGCGACGGACATGGACGTCGCGATGGGGCCGGACGGGTGGGAGGAGCGGATCCGAGTGCGGGACCTGTTCGACGGCGGGTACTGGCGGCGGGCGACGCGGGCGGCGTTGCGGCCGTTCGTGGAGCGGGCGTGGCGGCGCGGCGGGGTGGCGATCAGCCCGTCGTTCGACCTGGATGAGCCTGCCGTGGCTGATGCGCTGCGGGACCGGATCGACGAGTTGGCGGGGCAGGTGACGGCGACGACGGAGCAGGTGCTCCGCAGCCAGCTGCTGGCGCACGGTGTGGCCGAGGGCGAGTCGGTGCCCGAGCTGCGGGCCCGGATCCAGCGGGTGTTCACCAACCTCGGCGACTTCCGGGCGACGATGATCGCGCGGACGGAGACGGTGGGCGGGTACAGCGCGGCGTCGCACATGGCGGCGCTGGACCAGGGCGCGACCCGGAAGACGTGGGTGTCGACCGACGACAAGCGGACCCGCCGCACCCACCGCGCGGCGCAGGGCTCCACCGTGGCCATGAACCGCCGCTTCCCGCTCACCGAGTCCCGGTGGCCTGCCGACCCGGCCGCGCCCGCCAACCAGTCCATCCAGTGCCGATGCGCGCTGACCTTCGAGTTCGAGGAGAACTGACCATGGCCGCCCGCTACACCCCCTGCCCCAGCGGCAAGCACCGCCTCCACCCGAACATGACGTGCGAGGAGGTAGGCGACCGCCAGTGGGACCTGATCACCGGGTACCGCACGGAGGAAGAGATGGCCGCCAACCCGACCCAGTTCACCGGCCTCATCGGCCTGGCCGAGAGGGAGAACTGACGTGGCCACTCTGCTGCGGGGCGAGGTCCCCGTGATCCTCCAGCCCGCCGGGACCGCCCAGTACAAGGGGGCGTACTGCCCGCCGGGCGTTCCCTTCCGCGAGGTCAGGCGCGGCCCGTACGACGGGCGGGACAACATCATGGCCCGCCCCGACCCGGACGGCGAGCTGCCGAAGGTCATGACGTTCGGGAACGGGGCGGTCGTCTACGAGTACGACGGCAAGGACACCCGGGGCCGGGCGGTGTACCGGTACGCGCCGCTCCTGTCCCCGTCCCACCGCGCCGTGATGGACGGCGTGGCCGAGGTGTACGCCGACAACGCGCGTAAGGGAGAGCAGCGATGAGCACCGAGCTGGAGTTCCGGTCCCTGGAGGACATCGACTGGCGGGTCGGGGAGGACGGTGACGGCACGTTCGAGGGCCTCGCCTGCCGCTACGGCGTCATCGACTCCTACGGCACCACCTTTCACCCGCGCGCCTTCCGCAAGGGCCTCAAGGGGAACTACGCCCTGCTGTTCATGCACAGCCCGTACCAGCCCGTCGGAACGTTCAGCGCTGAGGAGCGCGACGACGGGCTGTACATCAGCGGCCGGTACGACGACACCACGGCCGGGCGCGACGCCCGCACCATGGCCCGCTCCGGGTCCGCCTCCGAGCTGTCCGTGGGGTTCGTGCGTACGGACCTCCCCCCGTGGGAGAAGCTCGCCGAGATGAGCGACGAGGACCGCGAGGCCACCCTCGCGAACATCAAGGGCGCGCGCCTCGTGGAGGTCTCCCAGATCACCGCCCGCATGGCGGCCGTCCCCGGCAGCAAGCTCAAGACGGTCCGGTCGGCTCTCGGAGACCTGTACGAGCAGGTCGACGCCCCGACCCTGCCCGAGCCCGCCGCGCCCCCGGCCGACGACCGGCGGATGGCTGACCGCCGCCGCCGGGCCGCGCTGCTGCGTCTGGGGTCCTGATGCCGGGCAAGCGCGGGTTCCGCAGCAAGGCCCAGTGGCGCATGGCGTTCGCTCGGAAGATGCCCTGGGCCCGCCGCTGGGCCAACCGGTCCCGCTCCTACCGGTCGCTGCCGCCCCGCCGACGACGCAGGTAGACGCCCGCCCGACATCCTCATACACACCTCCCCCGCACGCCTCTTGCATTCGATCTACGCTCCCCCCATCTGATCCGGGCCGCCTGAACCGGACGTAAAAGCCACAGGCACGCCGGGCGCGACCCACCGGCCGTGAAAGACGGGCGCAGGACACCCAACCGCTGGGTGGGCTGCGAGCCCGCCCCACGACCGAGGAGGCCCTGATGCCCCCGGCACCCACCCTCACCGAGCAGCGCGACGCCATCGTTGCCCAGCTCCAGGACGAGAACTTCGACGGCGACATCGACCAGCTCCTCCAGCAGGCCGACGAGATCGCCGCCCGCATCGACCAGGCCCAGCAGCGCGACGCCCGCCTGCGGGCCCTGCGCTCCGCGACCCTCCCCGCCGGCGACCCGCAGCCGCAGCCCGGCCAGCGGCACCAGCCCGGCATGCAGCCCGACGACCAGGGCCAGCCCCATCCCGTGTCGGCAGCCGAGGCGTTCGTCCGGTCGAAGGCCCTGGAGTCGTTCCGGGCCAACGGCAAGCAGGGCAAGTTCGCCGTCGAGCACCGGGCCGCGCCCGTGGGGACCGTCACCACGGGTACCCAGCCGCAGCAGAACACCCGCGTGCCGGGGACCATCCCGAACAACCCCGACTTTCCGCTCCTGGTGGCCAGCCTTCTGGACCGGCAGACGTCGGACGGCACGACTCTGGAGTACATGCGGGACACGTCCGGCCCGCAGTCCACGTGGAACAAGGCGGCGGTCGTTGCCGAAGGTGCGGACAAGCCCATGTCCGGGCCGTTCACCTTCGACCTGATCACCACCACTCTCAAGACCGTCGCGCACTGGGTGCCGATCACCCGCCAGGCTGCGGACGACAACTCCCAGCTCATGGGCTACATCAACGGGCGGCTGACGTACGGCCTGGAGTACAAGCTCGACCGGGAGATTCTCACCGGCAACGGCACCACGCAGATGCAGGGGATCCTCACCACCCCGGGCATCGGCACGTACCAGCCCGGTGTCGGCTCCACCGACGTCAAGCTGATCACGGTCCGCAAGGCGAAGACGCAGGGCGAGCTGGCGATGTACCCGCCGACCGCCGTCGTCATGAACCCCATGGACTGGCAGGACATCGAGCTCGACGAGGACAACAACGGCCAGTTCCGCGTCATCGCGAACGTCACCGACCCCGGCGCCCCGACACGACTGTGGGGCCTGACCGTCGTCACCACCGTCGCGATGACGGCCGGCACCGCGCTGCTGGGCGGCTTCCGGACCGGGGCGACGCTGTGGGAGCGGCAGGGGATCACGATCCTCATGACCGACTCGCACGCCGACTACTTCACCGCGAACACCCTGGTCATCCTCGCCGAGCGCCGGGCCAACGTCGCGGTCCACACTCCGCAGGCGTTCGTCCGCATCACGTTCGCTCCGGCGACCTGATCCCCATCCCCTGACCGCACTCACGTGAGGAGTGGCCCGATGGCCGCACGCACATCGAAGGACCCGGCCGAGCAGACCCCGCCAGCCGCGATGGTCCGGACGCAGGAGTACAGCGCGGGTACCGGCTGGGAGATCGGCCAGACCGCACCGGAGGACGCCTACCGGGCGCTCGACGGCGACGGCCACAACACGCCGACCGGCCCAGTCGTCTCGTCCCACCCGGGCGGGTACGCCCGCCTGATCGTCGCGAAGGGCGCCCAGGTCACCGACGGAGTCCGCCGTGAGCTGGACGCCGCCGAGGCCGAGCAGGACGGCGGGGCCTGACCGATGGCCTACTGCTCCCTGGCCCAGGCGCGCGACGCGGGATGCACCGGCGAGGACGCCGAGGTTGCCGCGTGGATCAGCGCTGCCACGGAGCGAATCACCGCCTACACCCAGCAACTGTTCGAGCCCACTGTGGCGGTGGTGGTAGCGGACGTGGCGCCGGACGGGACAGTCCTACTCCCGCGCCACGTCCGCTCGGTCACGTCGGTGACGCCCGTCGTCGCTGGTGACGACGCCCCGTCGCTCCCGTCGTCGGCGTACCGGGTCACGTCGGCCGATGTGCTCGGCGGTGTGGACGCGGTGCACCTGCGGTGGGGCGGCTACGACGATCTGGTCGTCGGGGCCGAGTCGTACAACGGCGGGTGGCGTGGGCTGTTCGACCGGTGGGGAGCCGAGCAGGCCCGGGTGGTCGGGGAGTTCGGGTACGCGACCGTGCCTGTCCTGGTGGCTCGGGCGTGCGCCCTCCTCGCCGCGCACATCCAGGCCGCCGCTGCCCCGTCCGACGCGGACAGCACGGCCGCCCCTGGGCTCGACGTGGACGACGAGGGCAACAACGTGAAGATCGAGGACACCGCCGACGAGGAGACGACGCCCGTCGCCCCGTCGGCGTCCACCGGATCGACGCAGGTAGACGCCCTGCTGGTCAGCTACCTCAACCGCACGTCGCTGATCGGCGGTATCTGATGGCCGTCAGCGGCAGCTTCACCATGGACGCGCGCCAGTTCGAAACCGGGCTGCGCCGCTGGGTCGGCCGGCTCAGCACCGAATCGAAGCGCGCGGGCGACCGCACCGGCACCCGCGTCCAGAACGAAGCTCGGCGCCGAGCCCCGGTCGACACCGGCCGACTCCGGTCCTCCATCGTGTCCCGGTCCGAGGACCGCGGGCGGATCTACGACGTCACCATCGGCACCAACGTGGGCTACGCCGAGGCAGTCGAGAACGGCACTGGGCCGCACCGCATCTACCCCCGTACGAAGCAGGCGTTGTACTGGCCGGGGGCCGCGCACCCGGTGGCGTACGTCGACCACCCGGGCACCGCTCCGCACCCGTTCCTGGCCCCGGCCATCGCGATGGCCGAGCAATTCCTGCGCGAGGAGCTGGCCCGTGCCGGACGGAGGGTTCGCTGATGGCCGCCACCACGTCCGGTGCGATCAAGGCCCGGCTGGAGTCCCTCGGCACCTCCGTGCCCTTCTTCCGCGACGGGCCGCGCGAGGGCCAGGCACCCCCCTATGGCGTCATCACCGAGGCCGTCGACATCACTCTTGACACCGAGGCCAACGGAGACTTCGGTGACCCGGCGGCCGAAATCAACATCATCGAGACCGCGACCGTCGACATCGTGCAGAACGCCCGTGCCAAGAGCAGTGCCACGACCGCCCGAAACACCGAGCGGTACGGCCTAGTGGAGCTGTTCGCGCACGCCCTTCACGGGCATCCGCTGCCCGATCACCCGGCCAAGGTCACTGCCGTGAAGGCCACCGAGATCGACCGGTTCCCCATCAGCAACAACCGCACCCGGTCGTCGATCAAGGTGCAAATCCGCCGCGAATTGCTCCGCGAGGAGGTAACCCCCGCATGACGACGCCCGTCGATCCCCCGGTGGACCCCACGGACCCGACCGACCCCGTGGAGCCCGAGCCGCCCGTGGAGCCGGAACCGCCTGCGGTCACGGTCACCGTGTTCGCCCTCCCCCGCGAGGACGTCATGTCCTACCTCGGCCCCTCCTGGCCACCCACCCCCGGGTCCACCGTCGTCCGCATCGACCCCGGCGCCGGGATCACCGACGGCGGCGTCAGCGTCTACGACACCCCTGGCCGGCCCGGCATCACCTGGTGGCTCGTCGATGGGGTGATCCCACCCCAGGGCGCGTGGGTCGGCGGGGACGTGCTGGCCGCGCAGATCCCCGGGGCGGTCGCCGAGTACATCCCGGTCCCGGAGCCGGAGTCCCCGCCGGGAGGCGGTGCGTGGTCCGTCAGCAGCACCGAGTAGCCCACACCGCCCGGGCCGAACCCCGGCACCAGGAAGGAACAGACCATGCCGATCAGCCGAGTGACCAAGCTCTACTCCGTGCAGGACGCGAAGATCTCGCCCCTGACCTCCGACCCGTCCGGCGGGCCCGCCGTGTATGGGACGAGCATCGACGTGCCGGGCATCCAGGAGATGTCCATCTCCGGGGAGATCGAGGTGAAGACCCTCCGCGGCGACAACGTGAAGTTGGCGACGAACAGCGCGATCACGAACGTGGAGGTCGCGGTCACCCACGCCAAGATGTCGCTCGACGTGCTCGTCGCGATCCTCGGCGGTGCGGTCACGGACAGCGGCACGGGTGCGACCGAGGCGTCTACGTGGGATCTGACCGGCGCGAACGCGACCCTGCCCCCGTTCAAGTTGGAGGGCGTGACCCCGCCGAACGGTGTCGACATCGTCGGCGGGGACCTCCACTGGGTCCTCCACAAGCTGAGCCTGTCGGCGTTCCCCGACCTCGGCTTCGCGAACGAGGACTACCGCATCGTCAGCTTCACGGCGAGCGCGGACCCGCTCATCGCCAACGGCAAGTGGATCTCGGCTGTCCTCAACAAGACCGCCACCGCCATCGCCTGACCCCAGCTCCCGGGCGGGCGCGGACCTCCGTCTACGCCGCCGCCCGCCCGGGCCCATACCTCCCGCAGGCCGAAACCCGGCACTCACCCAGGAGACCCATCGTGACCAGCCCCGCACCCCTGACCGCGCTCGGTCGCACCGTGACCTTCGTCGACGGCACCACCGCCCAACTCCGTTACTCGCTGGGCGCGATCGCCCTGCTGGAGCAGCGGTACGGCGGCATCGACGGCGTCCTCGGCATTTTCGAGAAGCTCGACGGCGGCGGCCGGTCCGGCGTCGTCATCGGCCCGATGCTGGAGCTGATCGGAGCCGGGCTCACTGGCAGCGGGGGGTTCGTGCCGCACTTCACCGAGCGGGTGTCCACCGTGCGGGAGGAAACCCCCGACGGCCGCAAGACCAGTAGGGATGTGCGTGAGGTCACCGCCGTGCGGTACGTCCGTGCGAGCGACCGCCGCGAGCTGGGTGACCTTCTCGACTTCTCGAACTTCGAGCAGCTCACCGACGCCATGACGCAGGCGTTCGCGGAGGCCTTCCCCCAGGGGGAAGAGGCGGCCCCGGCGGGGCCGTACACCGACGTGGAACTGACGGTCCCGGACACCTTCCGTGGGACGAGCTCTACTACCTCGGCACCGTCCCCCTCGGCCGCACAGACGCCGCCTTCTGGCACCTGACCCTCGCGCAGCTCCTCACGCTTGCCGACCAGCACCGGCACGCCGCAGGCACCGCCGGAGCCACCACACAGCCCGACACCGCAGGCCCCGGTGTCCTCGGCTTCGCCGCACTGGGCCGTATCTGACCGACAGGAGGTGACCGCGCATGGCCGACGACCCGGACCTCACAGGCCGCGTACGCCTTGACCTGCGCCCTCTGATCGAGGGGCTGCGTTTCGCGCAGGCGGTCACCCGCCGGCAGATCCGCAATATGGTGGCCGACGCCAATCGGTCTCTGAACGGCCTGGACACGGACGGCATCCGCACCCGGCTGTCGGCCCTGGCCAGCAGCATCAGCCTGGGCCCGGTGGTGTCCGGGATCGGCCGGGCCGTGGGCATGGCCGGTCGGCTCGCGGTCCCGTTCGCGGCGGCGGGGGCGGCGGTGGGCAGTCTGGTGCCGCTGCTGGCCGGGGTGGTGGCTGTGCTGGCGCAGATCGCTCCGGCGGCGGCGCTCGCCGTGTCCGGGGTGCTGGCCATTGGCCTGGCCGCGGGCACGGTGAAGCTCGCCATGGTGGGCGTGGGCGACGCGGTGACGGCCGCCCTGGACCCGTCCAATCCGGAGGCGTACGCGAAGGCGTTGGAGAAGCTCAGCCCGAACGCCCGCAGCTTCGTCGGGGAGATCCGGAAGGCACAGCCCGCCCTCGACAAGATCCGCAAATCGGTGCAGGACCGCGTGTTCGACGGGCTCGACAAGCAGCTCCGGGCCACCGCGAAGGCCGCGCTGCCGGACTTCCGGAGCGCGCTCGGTTCGACCGCCACCACCCTCAACAAGATGGCGGTTGGCGTGTTCACCGCCGCGCGCGGGCTTGCGGCGGACGGCACCCTCGGTACCGCGCTGAAGGGCGCCACGTCCGGGCTCGCCGCGTTCCGCAGGGCCCCGGGCCAGATCGTCACCGCCCTCGGACAGATCGGAGCCGCCGCCGCGCCCGCGTTCCAGCGATTGTCGGAGGCGAGCGGGTCAGCGCTCGACCGGCTGTCGGAGAAGCTCACCGCCGCGTTCGAGTCCGGCGGCATGGAACAGGCCATCGAGGGGGCCATTGACCTCCTTGGGCAACTCGGCCGCGTCATCGGCAACGTGGGCGGCACCCTCAGCAACGTCTTCGGTGGGCTGACCAGCAGCGGTCAGGGCCTGTTCGGGACGCTGGAGACCATCACCCAGTCCCTTCAGGACGCGACCGCCACGGCCGGGTTCCAGCGGGCCCTCGGCGCCCTGTCGGACACGATGCGGGTGGTGGCGTCCACGGTGGGCCCGCTCCTCGGGCAGGCGCTCGCCGCGCTCGGCCCGGTCGTCGAGACCTTGGCCGGGCCCGCGCAGCTGCTGGTGGCCACTCTGGGGTCTGGGTTGAGCACGGTCCTCGCTGAACTGGGCCCGGTCCTGGACTCCGCCGCCGGAACGTTCGGTGACCTGGTGGTCGCCTTGCTGCCGTTCGTGACGCTGGCCTCGGAGCTCGCGGCGACTGCCCTGCCCGCGCTGGCCCCGCTGTTCGAGGGGTTGAGCACGGTCGTCCAGGAGATGACCCCGTTCCTGGAGCAGCTGGCCACGAACATCGGCGCTCAGCTCACGCCGGCGCTGGAGCGGTTGCCGGAGATCCTCGGTGCGATCGTCCCGGTGTTCGAGCGGGCGGCAGCCGAGATCTTCCCGGCGCTGACGCAGGCGCTGGTGACGATGTCCCCGTACCTCGGGGAGTTGGCGGTCCAGCTCGCTGATCTGGCGGTTCAACTGGCCCCGGTCATCGCGGACTTCCTCAGCTTCAGCACGGTGATCATCAGCAAGGTGGCCCCGTACGCGGGTCCGCTGCTGGCGGGTGTGCTCGTCGGGCTGATCGCGATGCTGTCGGGCCTGGCGACGATCCTGGAGCACACGGTGGTGCCCGCCGTGCGGACGCTCGGCAACGTGCTCAGCGGAGATTTCCGGGGCGCGCTCGCGTCGGCCGGGGTGAACATCGGCAACCTGCGGAGTGTCGCGGCCACCGCGTTCAACGCGCTGGTCGGAAACGCTATCAGCAACATCGGCCGCTTCGCCTCGGAGGTCGGCGCGGGCGCGGTACGCGCGGCCGGGCGTCTCCGGGACGGGGTGAACCAGGGCATCGCCAACGTGCGGACCCTGCTGGGCAGTCTGCCCAGCATCGCCCAGGCGGCGGCGGGCGGCCTCGGGTCGGCGTTGGTCGCGGCGGGTGCGTCGCTGATCTCGGGTCTGATCTCCGGTATCCAGTCGAAGATCGGCGCAGTGCGGGCGAAGCTCGGCGAGCTGACGTCGATGATCCCGGACTGGAAGGGGCCGAAGCGTAAGGACGCCACGCTCTTGACCCCGGCGGGCAAGTCCATCATCCAGGGCCTCATCGACGGGATCGACGCGTCCACGGCGAAGCTGAAGTCCAAGCTGACCAGCATCACGAACACGATCGAGCGGGCCATCTCGATCAACAAGGGCAACAAGAAGAAGCTGCCCGGCCTGGCCGCCCTCCTGGACCGTGTGGAGCGCGACAACAAGAAGCTGCTGGCCCTGGCGAAGAACAGGGACAAGGTCGCGGCGTCGCTGAAGGCCGCGCAGAAGAAACTCGACGACGTGGTGGCCGCCCGGGCGAAGAAGGCCGCCGACATCCGGGACGGCATCCTGGGCGAAGCCAACATCACCAGCGGCCACAACCTGGTGAACTCGGTCTCCGCGATCACCATCGGGCTCCAGGCTGCGGTCAAGAAGACGGAGCAGTTCACCGCGAATCTGGCAAAGCTGCGCAAGGCCGGGCTCCATGCCGACTTGCTGGACGACATCGGGAACGCCGGGGTCGACGGTGGTGCGGCCACGGCGGATGCGCTCGCGAAGGCCACCCCTGCCGAGCTGAAGCGCATCAACGACCTCCAGGCGCAACTCTCGAAGGCGGCCACCAGCACGGGTGCGACCGTGGCCGGGGCCCTTTACGACTCCGGGGTCAAGGCGGCGCAGGGGCTGGTCGACGGGTTGCAGCGGAAGCAGGGCGCGATCGAGAAGCAGATGCGGAAGATCGCCACCGCGATGGTCAAGGCCATCGAGAAGGCCCTGGACATGCACTCGCCGAGTCGGCGGCTGCGCGCGGTCGCCGAGCTGGCCATGGCCGGGATGCCGCAGGGCTTTGAGGCGATGCGGGCGACGGTCGCCCGGTCTGCCGCATCGGTGGCGACTGCGGCTGTGAACGCTGCTCAGGGCGTCGCTTCGGTGCGCCCGGCCCTTCCCCGGCTTGGCCAGCTGTCCGCCGTGTACGCGGGCGCTGTGGGCGGCGGGACCACCACGAACAACTTCTACCTCCAGGGCGGCGACGCGACCCCGGACGGCATCCTCCACGCCCTGTCGTGGAACTCCCTCGTCGGGCGGAGAGGCTGATGGCACAGCAGCGGATCGGCCGCATCCAGTGGGGCGACCTGACCTTCGGCCCCGGGTCCCGGTACCACGTCACCGCGATCGAGGGCCTGGACGACCTGCCCGACATCCGGTCGGACGACATGGAGCGGCCGGGCCAGCACGGCGACTACACCGGGCCCGACTACACCGGGCCCCGGGTCATCCAGCTCGGCCTCGGCCTGCGGGGGGACACGCCGGATGAGCTGCGGGACCTGACGTTGGCCCTGCGCGCAGCCACCCAGCCGCAGCGGGCCCCGGCGCCGATGCAGCTCCTCGACCAGGACACCGTCCTCTACGGCAAGATCCGGCGGCGCAGCATCCCGTACGACGCCGAGTACCTGTGGCGCACCGGGACTGCCGCCCTGGAGCTGTACTGCGCCGACCCGTACCTGTACGGGCTGGAGGAACACAGTGCGTCCACGACGGCGTACTCCCCGGCGGCGGGCCGCACGTACCCGCTGGCCTACAGCGGCGTAGCCCCGGCCACGAACTTCGTGTTCAACCCCTCGGCGGCCGTGGACCTGAGCAACACGGCGAACTACGGCGCGAACATGACTCGCACCGTGTACACGGCTGAGGCGTGGCACGGCGACACCAGCATCCTCCACACGCATTCCGGCGCCACGATCGCGGGCACATCGTGGTCGATCGCCCCGCAGCCCGGCGGCACCACGATCTCGATCGGCGCGTGGGTGAAACCGCTGACGGGCACGTACACCCGGGGCAACCTGGCCTGGCGGTCAGGGACGGCCACCCTGCAAACAGTGTCGCTGACACCGCAGCCTGCGGGCGTGTGGTCCAGGGTGACGGCCACGTACACCCTGGCCCCAGGCGAGACCTGCGACAACATCGGCCTCAGCTTCGAGCCCACCGCGGCAGGCGCTACGTGGCTGGCGGACGCGGCTATGGCCAGCCCAGCTCCGGTCCTGCCGTCGTACGGCGACGGCAGCATGACCGGGTACGGGTGGGCCTGGTCCGGCGCGGCGAACGCCTCGGCCAGCGTTCGGACGATCACAGGCACCGGCCGCGCATACGGCAGCGCGGGCGAGTCCGGGCGCCTCTCCGTCACCAACAACGGCTCCGCCGACGCCTACCCCGTGCTGCGCCTCGACGGGCCCGTCGCGAACCCGGCGGTCGAACAGGTCAACACCGGGGCCGGGATCACCCTCGACGCGACCCTCGCCGACGGCGAGTACGTGCTGATCGATACCCGCACCCGGGCCGTCCTCTACATGGGCACCAGCCCCCGCCGCTCGTGGGTCCGGGCCGGGTCGGTATGGCCGACGCTGCCGCCCGGCACCTCGACTTTCGCCTACCGCGGTTCCGCACTCCCGGGCAGCCCCGGGCAGTCGTCCTTGCTCACCATCACCTGGCGCGACACCAGCCTGTAAGGAGGCCACACTCATGGCAGAGATCAACCCCCCGGCGTGGATGCAGGCCGGGTCGTACCCGGCCCGCACGGACCGGCTGATCCTCTCGTCGCTGCTGTCGTACCCCGGCTTCGCAGTCGACGAGCCGACGCCGATGCGGATCCGGCAGGGCGTGAAGCCCAGCTACCAGCAGCAGCAGATGAAGGTGCGCGCGGCGCCCACCCCGAACATGACGGTGATCGTCAGCGCGGGGTTCTGCTTCGTCGACAACCACGACTCCGGCGGCCTCGGCACCTACGTCCTGGTCAACGACGGCGACCGCACCTTGACCGTCCAACCGGCGGGCGGCGCCGGGCAGTACCGGCGGGACTGCGTCGTCGCCTCCGTGTACGACGCCGAAACCGCAGGAGCCGTGTCCGAGTGGAAGCTGGAGGTCATCCAGGGGACGTACGCCGCATCGGCCGGCGCCGCGGTCCGCCCGTCGCTGCCGCCGAACTGCTCGCTACTGGCGGACCTGACGATCGCCCCGTCGCAGACGTCCGTCGCGTCCGGGCAGATCTTCGACGTCCGCAACTACTCCGTGGCCGCCGGAGGGATCCTGCCGGTGGGGTCCGCGAACGCCCTGACGCGCCCGCACCCCGGGCAGATGATGTACCTCACCGACCGGGACGAGTTCCGGTACGGCAAGCAGGACGGCACCACGGGCACGCTGGTCCAGCAGGGGTGGACGGCGTACACCCCGACGTGGACCGCCGCCGTGACGAACCCGGCGATCGGGAACGGCATGCTCCGCGGGGCGTGGATGCGGGCCGGGAAAACACTCAGCCTCCGCATCCACATGGTCGCCGGATCGTCCACCACGTTCGGTTCCGGGGCCTGGCGGTTCGCCCTGCCGGCCCCGCCGTTCACGCTGGACTCGTCGTCGATGTACCACGTCGGGTCGGCGATGCTGATCGACCAGTCCACCGGGGCGGACTACCCGGGCACCTGCTTCTGCAACGCCACGGACCAGTTCCTTGGGGTGTCCACGGCGATCGGCGGGTCGACCGCGCAGCCGGGCGCGGTGGCTGCGACGGTCCCGTTCACCTGGACCAACCTGGACTCGTTGCACCTCCAGATCACCTACGAGGTGCAGTGATGGAGGCCCTGTCCGCGGACCGGCTGATGCGGGGCCGGCCGGAGCACGAGACGCCGGACCACACGTACACGTTTCTGTTCTGCGACCTCCTCACGGACGAGCTGCTGGCGGAACTCCCGATGGCGGACGTCTCGTACTCGGTCGAACTGAACGGGATCGGGACGCTGACGGGCACGATCCCGTACTCGGACGAGACGTTGCCGCTCGGCCCGGACGCAGCGTCGGTGCCGTCCCGCACCTCTCTGTACGTGGACCGGGACGGGACGATCGTGTGGGCGGGGATCATCTGGACGCGGGAGCTGGTCAAGGGCGGCAAGAAGATCCAGGCCGCCGAGTTGCTGTCGTACTACACCCACCGGCACGTGAAGCAGACGCTCAGCACCGACACGTCGCTGATCCTCAACACGGCGTATGTGCCTGACGGCCAGCGCCTGTACGCCGACCAGAAGTACATCGTGTGGTCGCTGCTCCAGTACGCGCACGCGCAGCCCAACGGGAACATCGGGATCAGCACCAGTCTGCTGACCGCCCCCGCGCACGGCGTGCCCCGGACGGTCACGTACTTCGGGTACGAGCGGCCCGAGATCTACAAGGCGATCGCCGAACTCGCCGCCGCGGACGACGGGTTCGACTTCGGGGTGGAGGTCGGCTGGAACCCGGTCGCGAACAACCTGCCACCCACCCGGTACAAGCGGATGAGGACGTGGTTTCCGCGCCGGGGACGGACCGCCACCGAGTCGGGCCTGGTGTTCACCAAGGGCGGCCCGGCCAGCAGCATCGTCGACTTCGGGTGGCCGGAGAACGGGGTCGACATGGCCACCGAGATCAGTGGCCTTGGCGACGGCACCGGCGAAGCGAAGGTCACCGCGGTCGCGCAGGACACGGACCGGCTCACCTCCGGGTGGCCGCTGCTGGAGACCGTCACCTCGTACGACGGAGTCATCGACCAGATCCAGCTGAACGGGCTGACCGCAGCCGAGCTGACCGCCCGCGGCAACGCGCAGATGCAGCCGTGGTTCGACGTGATGGCCGACACCGACCCCGCGTTCGGGTCGTACTCCGTGGGCGACGAGGCCCTGTTCGTCATCGAGCCGGAGCCACGGATGCCCGCGGGCCGGGAGGGAGTGCTCCGCATCATGAGCATCGACGTGACCGCGGCGTCTGGGCCGGAGCGGGTCCGGCTGACGTGCGGGGTGGTGTGACGTGCCGCAGCGCGTGAGGGATGTGAGCCTGCCGGCCCGGTTGGCCCGGCTGGAGGAGGACGTGGCGCAGCTGCGCCGTACGGGGTGGGAGCGGGACGAGCTGCCCTTGTACCCGACGGCGTTCACCGCGCTGGCGTACTCCGACGCGGTCACGTTCACGACCTTGTGGGAGACGACGTTCGCCCCGCGTACGGCCGGGCTGGCGTTGGGGCTGACGGCTGTCGGCGATCAGGTGGCCGGGGTGAATACGGGCGGCGCCTGGCAGGTGCTGCTGGCTGGGGCGGTCGTGTGGTCGGGGTCGGTGCCGCCGAGTTTCACCGTGCAGTACGCGTCGACGACGCTCGACTTGCTGCCGTACCGGGGTGTTGCTGAGGTGCTGCTCCAGATCCAGACCCGCCGTACGTCGGGTGCCACTACGGGCGGACGGGCCGGGGGCGGCGGCTCGATCGGCCTGTCCCCCCGGTACGCCCGCATCCTCTGAAAGGACATGCCCATGAAGCTCGTGACCAGATCCCAGCTCGGCTGGCCCGCGTCGGCCGCCCCGTCGCAGCCCACCGCCAAGGGGGTGAAGATCCACTACCTGGGGTCGCCGGTCAGCACGAAGCTGCTCACCGACCACGACGCGTGCATCGCCCTGTGGAAGGACATCCGCCGTAGCCACCTCGCGAACAAGGCCGAGGGCTACAGCGACGTCGCCTACAACTACGGTGCCTGCCCGCACGGCTACCTGCTCGAAGGGCGCGGCCTGCGGAAGCGCACCGGGGCGAACGGCAACCAGGCGCTCAACATCGCGCACTACGCCATCGTCGGGCTCGTCGGCAGCAGCGGCCTCACCGAGCCGCCGGACGCCATGCTGTCCGCGATCCGCGACGGCATCGACCTGCTCCGCGGCAACGGCGCGGACAAGGAGATCAAGGGGCACCGCGACGGGTTCGCCACCGCCTGCCCCGGCGGCCCGCTGTACGCCTGGGTGAAGAAGGGCGCGCCCCGCCCCGCAGCTGCCCCGCCGCCGCCCGCCCCCGCCGAGCCGACGGCCCCGGCCGTCAAGGAGACACCCATGCCCACCGCGAAGGTCATCACCGAGTCCGTGCCCGCGTCCGACCGGCTCTCGGCCGGCGAGTACACGCTGATCAAGCTCGCCGACGACACGGCCGCGCTCCAGGGGCCGTGCACCTACGTCGTCACCGCGTACGCCACGGTCGTCGGCATCCCCGGAACCCGGGTGGTCGCCCGGTTCCACGACTTCCCGCTGGCGACCGGCCGCCCGTCGCTGGACCTGCCGATCGCCGGTGGGGTCATAGGCCCGGACGGCACCCTCGATCTGTCCGTCACCAGGTGTGGGGGCCTCGACAAGGACGAGCAGCTGCGGTTGGAGCTGCGGGCCGACGCCGACGCCACCGTCACCCGACGTGTCCTGCGCGCCCTGCGCACCGACGCCTGACCAGAAGGAGAGCACCATGAGCGATACCCCGTTTCCCGTCCCGTCCACCGAGACCGTCGTCAAGGGCGTGCGCACGTACGCCCGTGACCTGGCCGAGCGCGTTGTGTCGACGTTCCTCCAGGCGTTCATCAGTGGCCTGGTCCTGACCCAGCCGTTCGACCTCGGTATGTGGGAGGCCGCCGCCGTGGGCGGTGTCGGCGCCGCCCTGGCCCTGGTGAAGGGGATCGCCGCCCGGTGGCGGGACGTCACGTACAGCGCGTCCCTCGCCAAGGGGGTCTGATGCGTGCGGCGGTTCGGCGGCTCCGGAAGCAGCTGGGCCGCCGCGGCGCGCTTCTTTCCCTCAAGGGCTCGATGGCCGTGCTGTACGGGTACGGCCAAACCGTCCAGCCTACGGGCAGTGCGCGCGGCCTGACGCTGCTGCTCAAGGCCGCTCCGCTGGGGTTCTGGGGGTGGGCGTGGGTGGCGGCTGGCCTGATCGCGTTCGTTTGCGCGTGGCTCCCTCAGCGCCGGGACTGGCCCGGCTTCCTAGCCATCTGGCTGATCGCCACGCCGTGGGCCATGGCCTACCTCGTCTCATGGTGGCCGCTGTGCGAGTTCTCCCAGGGCTGGGTCATAGCAATGATCTTCGGCGCGTTCGGCGCGGTCTGCCTGGTGGCGATCGGCTGGGACGAACCGCCCGCACGACAGGAGCCGCCGAGTGAGACCTGAGATGCTGACCGCGCTGAGCGCCCTGGCGGTGGCCGGGGTTACTGCGGTGGGAGGGATCGTCACGGCGGTGATCGGCCGCCGTCAGCCGCGGTCCCGAGGGGCTGACCGGCGGGACGACTTCTCCGCGGTGACCGACAAGCTCGGCCAGCACATCGAGCGACTGGAGCGCCGTGTCACCGAGGGTGAGACGCGCGCGGCGGAGGCGCAGCAGAGGATCACGGCGCAGGACTACACGATCCGGTACCTGGTGGGCTGGGTGCGGTCGTTGGTCTCGTTCATACGGCGGTCCCAGATGGAGCCGCCCCCGCCGCCCCAGCCGGTGCCTGCTGAGGCGGAGCCGTACCTGCATGACGTGGGGCTGTGAGCGGGACGCGGGACGCCTACTCTTCCGGGTGCCGCACCAGCTTCTTGGTCGCCATCTCCAGCGCGAGCCGGGACACCCCGTTGGTGGCCGCCGCGTGCTCCCGGTACGCGGCCTGCACCTTGTCCGCCGTCGCGAGGGTGAGCGCCCCGGCCTGCTGCTCCGCCCACGCGGTGCGCTCCAGCTCGAGCAGGTGCGGGGGGATGTCGATGTCGGCCATGCCCGCAGCCTACGACCCGGGCCGGTCGGCGACGAAGGTGCCCAGCCCGATCTCCGAGCGGACCACCCCTTCGGCCTTGAGGTGTGCGAGGACTTTCTGCGCGGTCGACGCGGCGACGTCCCACTCGGCGGCGATCTCGACGACGGAGGGGACGCGGGTGCCGGGCGGGTAGGTGCCGTCGGCGATCCGGCCGGTGATCGCTGCGGCGATCTGCCGCCATACCGGGCGGGTGCGGTCCAGCTCCGTGCTCATACGGTTGACGCTAGGGAGCTGCGGTCTACCGTGCGACCGCAGTAGAGTGCGGTAGACCTCGGTATACCCGGGGCAGTGAGAACCCCGGCGCCGTGTCACCGGCCCGGGGTGCGGACACCGCTTGGAGGAGCGACGTCATGCAGGAGACTACCGACCTCACGGGCACATCGGCAGAGGCCACGTTCGGGTACTGCCACTGGCACAAGGGCCCGTCCGGCACGGCCGTGATGGTCCAGGCGGTCGAGCAGGGGTCCGGCCCGGGTGCCGCCCTGTACGCCTGCGCCCCCTGCCGGGAGCAGTGCGACCTCACCCCGTACAGCGAGCAGCCGTGACCGCCCCGGCCCGCGCCGGGGTCCTCGCCCCGGCGTGCCGGATCGGTGAGCACGCGGAGTGCCCCGGCCCCGGGGAGACCCGGCTCCCGGGCGCCCCGCGGTGGACGCGGCCGCTGGAGACCCGCCGCTGCGACTGCTCCTGTCACCGCCGCTGACTCCCGCTGGTCTGGGTCACGGCGAGGCCGGGGCCGGCGGGTCCTCCTCGCACACGAGGTCTTCCACTCTGCCGCCTAAGGCCGCCGCGATGAGAAGCAGGTCGGTGAATCGGGGGTCTCGGCTGCCAGCCTCGTACCGCTGGATGGTGCGGCGCTCTACGCCGATGCGGTCGGCGAGCTGTTCTTGCGAGAGGCCCGTCTCGCGGCGGTGATGGGCGATGCGCTGGCCGAGGAGTCGTCGGCGGTCGATGGCCCAGGGGGGTGGCGCTGTTCGTCGGAGGGGCACAGGCCAAACGTCAAACGCCGATGATCTTGTGTCAGTACCTAAACGGCCGCTCTTTCGACCAGAGCAGCACAACGGCCCGGCACCCGCGTACGGGGTGCCGGGCCGTTCGACGTTCTGCGACGTCGTGAGCTGTTGTTCCAGTGGTCAGGGGCGGTCTGGCGTTCCGGAATCCTTCCGGCAGGCAGCCAGATTCCGGAGTTCTTCCGTATGACTACGGGATGCCGCCAGACGTAGCGGGATACCTCGGGATGCATTACTTCGCAGGTCACACCCCATCCCGGCCCCTGACCTGGTCAGGCGCTTTCCGCTTGGAACATCCAGGCGTGCTTCTCGAGCTCCGCCGTCAGCGCGATCAGCAGATCCTGGGTGATCGGATCCGGCTCGTCGGTCACCTCGATGCGCTCCCGCATCCGGCCGATGACCACGCCCAGCGCGTCCACCAGGATCTTCACCGCGTCGGTGTCCTTGATCCAGCCCTCGGGCACGGACGCGATGGCGGTCTCCTTGGCCACGGTGCCGGACCGCCCGTCCGGGTTGACGCCGACCGCCGACGCGCGCTCGGCGACGGTGTCGGAGTGCTGGCGGGCCGTGGTGACGACATCGTCGAGCTGGAGGTGCACGGAGCGGAAGCGCGGACCGACCACGTTCCAATGGACCTGCTTGGCCACCAGGGACAGGTCGACGAGGTCGACCAGAGCGCCTTGCAGCGCCGTTCCCACGACCTTCAGGTCACCCTCGGACAACGTGCTCTTGACCACAGTCAT